ATGCGCGTCTCGGTCAATGTGGGATTAGGGACAGGCAAAGATGAGCAAAAGGTAGCGTCTCTGATGAGTACCCTTCAGACACAACTAATGATCATCCAAACCTATGGTATGCAGAACGGTCTTGTCGGGTTGACCAACGTTCGCAACACGCTTGCCGATATCCTTGCGTTAGGCGGTATTAGAAACTCTGATCGTTACTACGCACCGATGAATCCACAGATTGAGCAGCAAGTAATCATGATGCAGCAGCAGATGGCTGCTCAGAAACAAGATCCAAACCAGGCTCTTGCCCAGGCTCAAATCCAGGCTGAAACAATCCGAGCCCAGGCTAAAGCACAGTCTGACCTGGCGAAGATTCAACTCGACGCGCAGAAAGCCCTGGCAGCTGATGACCGCGAGCGTGACAAGATGGATCAAGACTTATTGGTTCAGGCAGCGAAGATGCTTGGCGAATACGGCACTCGTGTTGACGTAGAGCGTGTGAAGCAAATGCAAAACGAGCCACGTTTCCCTGATGTAGCACCAGCGCAAGCTGTTGGACAAGTGAGGTATTGATGCAAGAAGGGATCAAGGATAAGGCACTCCGGTATAGGAACCTTAAGAAAGACCCGACATTTCTAGAGGTGATGGACAAGGTGAAGATTGAGCAAACAGCAATCTTCCTGAACCCGCACAGCAGCGATGAGGCTCTTGTGAAGGCTAGAGCCGTAGTGATAGCATTAGAAGAGGTAGAAACCGTGTTCCAGGAGGTATTTGACCAGGAAGCGGTATTTGATAAGCAAAACAACTAATAGGGGACTCAGTACCGTGAACGCGACTGAACCGATGAATGTTGACCAGGCTGCTGAATTATTGGTGCAGCCAGATATAGAAGAATCCAAGCCAGCAGAGGAAACTAAAGCTGAAGTGGAGTCCGAGCAACCTGAGAAGGACTTGGACGTTGAAGCGGAAGGGGACGATGAGACTGAAGGCTATGCCGAGGATGAATCAGAAGCTGACGAAGGCGAAGAAGTCGAGTTAGAAGATGAGGAGTACGAGGCAGAGGACGACGATGACGAAGTTGAAAGCGATGAGTCAGAAGAGCCCGAGAGTGAACTCTACACCGTCAAGGTGAACGGAGTTGAAGAACAGGTAACTCTAGAAGATTTAAAGCGAGGATACAGTGGTCAGAAGTATGTCCAAATTGGCATGCAGGAAGCTGCAAAGCAGCGAAAGCAAGCCGAAGAGGTGTATAGCACCTTGCTGCAACAAACGCAGCAGCTTGAGAGCCTGATTAGCAATGTGCAATCAGGTGCTTTGACTCCACCAAAGGAGCCAAGTCGGGAATTGTTCGAGACTGATCCAGTCGGCTACATGGAAGCCAAAATGGATTACGACGACAAGCTCCAGGCGTATCAGCAGAATGTGGCTGCAATACAAGCCCAGCGCGAACAACAGTCCAAAGCTGTTCAGATCGCAACCCAGGCTTATGCAAACCAGGAGGCTGAAAAACTGAAGAAGGCGATCCCTGAATTGTCAGACCCTAAACAGGCTGAAGCATTCAAGGGAACGATGATTAGGGCGGCAGAACACTTTGGATATAGTGCCGAAGAAGTCAGTCAAATCACTAACTCTCGAGACATCCTTGTTTTGAGAGCAGCGGCTAACTGGCTCAACCTTCAGGAAAAGGGCGACATTGTAAGGGAGAAAACCAAGAAGGCACGTAAGCCTATTAAGGCCGGTGCGAAGAAGGTTGTTACTCAAACTGATGCGCGTAGAAGGCAGCGCGACAAACTGCGCCAGAGTGGTTCTTTAGAGGACGCAATGGCGATGATACTTGATCCTAACTTGAGGTAATTAAAATGGCACAGCCAACCAACACTTTCGACTCATACGATGCTACCGGCATCCGCGAAGATCTCCGCGATGTGATCTATAACGTATCTCCAGAAGAAACACCGTTTCTGAGTACTTGTAAGAAAACTCGCGCAACTAACACTTACCATGAGTGGCTCCAGGATACGCTCCGCGCATCTACAGCAAACGCTCATATTGAAGGTGATGACACTACAGCTGGTATAGCTGTTGCAGCATCTCGTCTAGGCAACTATTCGCAAATCTTCAAGAACGCAGTAACCGTTCCTGATACTGACGACGGTCTCAATAAGGCGGGCCGCGCGAAAGAGGTAGCCTACCAGACGATGAAAATCGCCAAGGAACAGAAGCTCGATATTGAAAAGGCTCTGTTCGACAACAACGCACGTGTTGCAGGTAACTCTACAACTGCGCGTGAGCTTGCTGGTATGCCAGCTTGGATCTTTACTAGCACAGACTTTGGTGCTAACGAAGGCGCTGATCCTACAGGCGACGGTACTGACGCTCGTACAGACGAGACTACAACGCTTATCGCGTTCTCACAGGCTCGTTTTGACGGTGTTATGCAGTCAATCTGGGAGCAAGGCGGAAACCCTGACCGTGTTTACCTGTCAGCGTTCCAAATGAACAAGGCTCTCGGCTTCACAGGCATGAACAATCAGCGTTCAACTATCGGTGCTTCTGTCGGTGGTACTAACGCTGTGATCAATGCAGTCGACGTATATGTCACTCCCTGGGGAACTGTGGAATTTATCCCTTCACGCGAGTGCCGTTCACGCGACGTTTTCATCTGTCAGTCTGACATGTGGGAAGTTGCAGAATTGCGTCCTATGAAGAACGTTGAACTTGCCAAGACTGGTGACTCAACCAAGCGTCAGATCGTAACGGAGCTGACTTTAGTGGCCAAAAATGAAAAGGCCAACGGTGGAGTGTTTGACAACACGGTCTCTTAATTGAGGCATAAAGGAGGGGCGTTCGCGCCCCTTTTTTACTTCTGATGCGAGGAAACTAAAATGCCATCAAATTACGAACGCACTTATGGTTTAACAACTGTAACTGCTGCAACTGTATCGGTTAACGATGACGCGCACTTAGGTACGCCAATCGTTTTAAATCGTGCTGCTGGCTGTACTGCTACTCTTCCTGCTGCGACTGGATCAGGTAACAAGTACGAGTTCATTGGCGCTGTAGACGCAACGGGTGACCAGGTAATCCAGGTTACTGGTGATGACACTATGGCTGGCGTTGCATACTTAGGTAACGATTCAGCTGGAACATCATGTTTCTATACCGCTGCGACTTCTGACACAATTACTCTAGACGGATCAACTACTGGTGGTCTCAAAGGGTGGCGTGTTGAGTGTCGTGACATTGCGGCAGACACATGGGCTGTCATGGTGTTTTCAGAGGCATCTGGCACTGAAGCAACACCGTTCTCTGCTGCTGTAAGCTGAGACTAGATGGGGGCTTAGTCCCCCATTTTTTAGAGGATAAGAAAATGGCAAAGTATGTAATCGCAGCAAGCGTAGCCTTCATCGAAGGTAAGAAGTATCGCAGAGGCGAGATTGTTGAAGTTGCCCGCCCAGAAGAACACGGTACACGCATTGAGCTTGTCCCAGAGGCTCCAAAGAAAGAAGAACGAAAGCCAAAGGCAGTGCGTAAGCCACGAGCTAAAAAGGCAGCAGAATGAAAATTGGTGAGCAGATCCTTTACGACAACGTCGAAGATAAGGTCATCATTAAAAAGACCCATGATATGAATCCAGAGATGCACCGCGCTCAAATGCTGCGTGATGCTGGTATTGGTCAAAAGGGTGAGCATCGCCTGGTTGGGTCTATTCCTCTCAACTTGATTGCACAGTGGTGTAAAGAAGCCGGGGTGTCCTGGGACGATGTGAATGGACGCCAGGAAGTGATGCGGCGTAAAATAATGTCTGGAGAATTCGATAAGTTTAGAGTTTGGAAGGGTAAATTCTAGTGACTGAGGTTGAGAGAATCGCTGCTTTAGAAGCTCGCCATGATGAAATGATGCGACTTCTAGTTGAAGCTCACGACGATATCAAAGAGATGAAAAACGATCTTGGGCGCTGGAAAGGTGTCGGTGCCGGGATCGTCATTACAGTTAGCGTTCTCTGGGGCGCTGCAATTACCGTCTATCAATTCGTAACTGGCCGGTAACAAGACTGCTTTAGTCTGCAAACCATTGGTAGCCATCAAGGAGGCTGCGCTATGATTTTCGAGGCTATTGCTGCCATCAAAATTGCCAATGAAGCCATTGGTGCAATCAAAGAATTTGCTGGTCATTGCCAATCTGTAGGTGAGATGGGCAAGGATCTGACCAAACTCGCTGACGCTAAAGACGAACTTGAAAAGAATGCTAAAGATGGAGACATGGAGGCGTTCTGGGCTCTAGAGGACATCAAGCGTCATGAGGCTGAAGTCAAGCAAATGTTTATCTATAACGGTCGGGCAGGACTGTGGGATGACTATCAAAAGTTCATAGCTAACCGTAAGCAAATGCGGGAGAACGAGCGCAAACGTGCAGAAGCTAAAAAACTGGCTAAGAAAAAAGCCATCCAGAATGGATTCCTGTATGTGGCTGTTGGCATTGCTGTTCTCGGTGTTGTGGGCGGGGCCGTGGCCTTATTACTGTGGCTTATTAGTCTTAAAGGCTCGTGAATCTTGGTCGCCTGGATTCTTGTCGGGATTGTTATGAATGGTCTCGATATAGATGCGCGGCCATTGGCGATCTTCACTGAGCATGAAGGTTGCATGGAGATGAGAGATCATCTTCTGAAACAAGCTATGCAGCCTCAGATCAACTATGAACTGGTTTGCATAAAAGCCGATAGAAGAGGAGCGTAATGGATGAGCATATTCGTCTCCGCATTCAGTCCGATCTACTTGCTGCCAAACGTGACATTTCCCGTCACAGAAACTCAAATTATGGCGAAGGAAGTGGACAAAAACGGCTCGCCTCTGCCATCGAGAGAATTAGTGATAGAATCAGTGACTTACGACTTACGTGGCCAAGTGGTTATGAACCAGGCTTACACAGTGGAGGTATGGGCATGACAGAATTTGATAAGATGGACAAGGATGGCGACGGTGTCATCGACAAGACTGAATGGGCAGCCATTGAGTTAGAAGATAAAAGAAGAAAAATGGAGGACGCAGATGCACAGCGAGACTCCCAAAGGCGGATGGCCTGGTTTGCTTTGTTCGGCATGCTTCTATACCCGGCGGGCATTTTTACTTGTGATTTATTTGGTCTGGCTACCGCCGCTAATTTGCTCAGTGATATTGCTCCTACTTATTTCGTGGCTATTTCGGCACTTGTGATGGGGTTCTTTGGAGCAAATGCTTACCAGGCGAGCAAGGATAAGTAGCCATGAAGCGCTGCGGGTACGAGTTCCATGAAGGGATGTACCACACGGATTGCGGCTCGAAACTAATCAATCGCCCTCTTGCCAAATGCGACAAGTGCGGGCGTAAACCAGAGGAGAAAGCGTATGCTCCAAATGTTGCTCGGACCAGCCCTAGAGTTAGGTAAAGACTTTATTAAAGGGAAAGCCGATGAAAAGAAGGCGATCCAAGAGCGTAAGATTAACGCCATTCAGAACGATGCTGACTGGGAATCTAAGATGGCTGATGCCACCAAAAATTCTTGGAAAGATGAATTTTTTTCAATCATCCTCAGTTTACCTCTTGTCGCTGTCGCTTACTCAGTAGCGATGGACGACTCATCAATCATTGAGCGAGTCAATGAAGGCTTTGCAGCCCTCAACCAGCTTCCTGAGTGGTACCAGTATTTATTATTTATTGCGGTTTCTGCGTCATTTGGCTTGAAATCTGCCGACAAAATCATGGGACTTAAGAAGGGCAAGAAATGAACATCGACAAACTGCGTGAAGAATTAGCAGCAGATGAGGGCTGCGTTTACGAGATCTACCTGGATCACCTGGGACTTCCTACATTTGGGATCGGCCACTTGGTTACAGAGAATGACCAGGAGCATGGCCAAGAAGTGGGTACTCCGGTCTCAGAGGAGCGTGTACAGGACGTTTTTGCCAAAGACATAGTGGTAACGCTTGATGAGTGTGAAACGCTCTATGAGGGCTTCTCAGAGCTTCCAGAGGAGGTTCAGCTGATCTGCGCGAACATGATGTTCAATATGGGGCGTCCTCGTCTCTCAGGATTTAAGAAGTTTAACGCTGCGGTTGCTGCTGCTGACTGGGATGGCGCTGCGGACGAGATGATTGATTCTCGCTGGTATCGCCAGGTGACAAACCGGGCAGAACGCCTGGTACAACGGATGCGGGCAGTCTAATGCCTGTCCAAAAGGTCAAAGGCGGTTATCGCTGGGGCAAGACTGGCAAGGTCTACAAGACCAAAGCTGCGGCAGAACGCCAGGGCAAAGCGATCTATGCGTCTGGATATAAGAAGG